CCTGCCACTAAACCATGCGCCGATGATGTAGTCACAACAGCAGGAGTGGCGATAGTGATTGTCGCGGTTGAACTGAAAACATTGATCTGTTCGAGTACGTTAGTTACAAAGGTGAATATATACCCATTAACACCATTCACTAGGATTAACTCATTCCCGTTATCCGACATCTCATAATGCAGACTTGATGTAATAGTTCCGCGTAAAGTCTTAGTTCCTGCTGCATCTTCTTCGTAAAGACTGGCTCCAGTGGTGTAAAACCATCTTCCATTACTAGCAACATACATATCAGATACAGGAACAGAATCAGGAGAGCTTGAGTATTGAGCAAGTCCGGGAGTTGAAACGAATGCAGTTACATCACCTTTATCGTTAGTTGTTGGATAAAGGTTTATTAGGCGATTATCAGCAAGGTTGGTACTTCGCTGAGTATCTGAACCGCCGAAAAAAGATTGCATGAATGGCATTATTTTCCCTGCCCTGCTTTGAATTGAGATACTAGGTCATCAGCCCAAGGCTGTTGACCTGTTGCCACGCCGTTGCGCTCAAGGCTTTCAACATGGTTTAGAGCATCCGAAAATTTATATTCAGTTGGACTAACATTTATAATTGGTAAAGAACCTCTAACGGCTGAATCTTTAACCATGTTAGGATGATCTGCGAATCTAATCTTTTTCCCGCCGACTTCTAAATACTTGCTATGCGCAGAAGACGTGTCATTGTATGGGATTCCTTTTTCTTCAAGAATTGACTTCATGGCCTCATATTGTGCGTCACGATGGGCATTATTCAAATCGCCAATTTCCTTAATATCAGGCAATCTCAAATTGTCCACCGCTTTATTTCTTAGCGCGTCCTGATATGCAGACTGTCCAAAATCTGTAAATTGCTCATTTTCAGAATCCCACATCTTAGGGTTGTTCACTAAATGTGATACGTCAATATTTCCCTCTTGTGAAATATTATTAATTTCTTGATTTATATCAAAATGGTTTGATGCGTCTTGAACCTCACGCGCTTTGCTTATTGCGTTAGCGTATGGAACTTTAGCAGGCACGCTCATCGCCTTACCATCCCAAGGCTGTTGGCCTGTTGCCACGCCGTTGCGCTCAAGGATGCGAATATCTTCCGGGTTAAACATCACGAAGTTTCTCGTTCCCTCGCCAGCGGTGCGGCTTGATCCGTCTAGGTATTTGATGCCTTTTATACCAATTTGTTGTAATGTATTAGAACTATCAACTTGATCATGTGGTCTGGTCGTGGCTTGGTGTTCATTTTTCAATATCTCATATATCTTTTCGCCAGTAGGATTAGCTTTAGGATTTAAAATACTTGGAAACGCCTCAAATGGTTTAAATTGATTAAGTAAATTTTGATACTGATCTTCATACTCTGGAGTATTTGGAAGAGATTTTGCTTGATTTCTTAAATCGTTGGCTTTATCCATTCCGGATTGTAGAGCGTTTTTTACATACTCTGACTGTTCGCTAAACGGCTTATCCCAATCTATCATCTTGTCTATGTGAGCGTCTGGGATGTCGGTTTTGTAGATATTTGCTGGCGCACCATGCGATTTAGTAAAAGCATTGTCATATACTCCACCTTTTCCGCTCACTGCCGGATTCTCTGCTAAATAAGCCACCCCATGCCCGTAAGCCTGCGCACCTTCGCCAGTTCCTACAAATCCATGCTCAAACTTGTCGAATAGATGAGGGGAGGCGTGCCATGCGGTAGCGCCAACTAAACCCAATGACCCTAACTTTCCCATCGCCAAAGCAGCAAGTTTACTTTCCAATCCTGTACCGAGTAAGTCTGTGGCGTTCAGTTGGGCGGTCATGTGACCTGATCCAATTTGCCCTAAGTCTAAACCACCTTGCAAGGGTGTTTCACTCAACCCATGCGAAGTATTGTAGTTATCAATCTCAGCTTGAGCTTCGGGTGAAATCTGACTACTTGAGCCATAATGCGTCATTCTTTGGTGCATAGCAGCTTGCGCCAGAGCATTAGCCCTAGCTTGTTTGAACATCGCTATGTCAGCAAGACCAGCCACTTTTACGACTCCTGCCACTCAATTGAGATGTAAAGAGAAGTACCAGTAGGAACAGCCTGACCGTTAAAGTTGACACAGAAAGAATCGCCAGATCCTTTAAGCGTTGGCTTTTCATCACCACGAGTGCCATATTCAAAAATCAATGGAGGTGCATATAATGGGGTTCCTGTTGCTGGAAGGAAAACCCTATCTCCGTCAATATTCGCACCAGTTCCAAGCGTAGGATTGGCTGAATACAGGCTAATTGTACCTAAAGCGGCTTCGTTTCCGCTACTCGATGGGGTTCCGGTAGGATTGGTCGCCGTTCCTCCTGTATTTGCCGTGGTGCGCTTCAAAATGTACACATCATAAAATGATGCAGCAGTAGCTACACCTGAAATAGTCATCTGAGAAATGGTTATTGTTTTACCAGCAATGCCGGTTAAAACAAGCGCATCAGTGGCAGTTGCTACTGGGGTGAAGTCTGCTGCTCTGTATCTGTATGTTGGCATTTCAGTTCCTTTATTAAAATCCGCCAATGAAAGAAGCCAAACTACTTCCACCGTTATTTGTTGGAATGTTAGGGTCAAGTCGAAGAGTAGGTACAAGATTATTTGTACGGCTGATGTACGTCCATGCTTTTTTAGCCGCCTTAATCGTCAAATATGAAAGTACGCCGGCAGGGTATTGAGGCGCGATATTAACCGCTAGGGTCTTGACGAAGTATTCTTCATAGCCCGGAGGCATTACAAGAACCGTTGCCAGATTAGAAAATGATGTAACACTATTCAGAATCCGCATGTTCAACGTGCATCCAGTAGAAACAGGCCAGATATGAATTATCCCGTTTCCCATCGTTGGTTCGTACCAGATTACTTGAGGATTGAATCCAGCAGCAGCTTTAAATACGATTGCGTCGAATTTCTGATTGTCGGTTACTTGGCATGGATAGCTAATTCCGCCTCGATCACTCCATGCTGTGTCGATTGAAATAGGTCGGTCTGAGACTATCGCACCTGTTGGCCCTACCGTAACCGATGATTGACCGGTTAAGGCGATTGAAATAAGGGAAGGAGTGTAAGCAAACGATTGGTCGTTGCTCATCATGTCGCAGATTCTATTCAGTGCGCGTAAAGCACTATCTGACATAGCAGGGGTAGGAGTATCACCCTCAGCAAGTACGCCTATTTCCATCAGTGCGTCGTTTATCATCGTTCCCGCTGTAGTGGTCATACTTATTCCCTTTGTTTTGCTGGCCTGCCTCGTTTAGCTATAAGTTGCTCCACTGCGAATTCTTCTTGAGCGTCTTCTTCATGCTCGATGATTGCGTCAACTGCACAATTAACCCATCCATGTTTCTTTAGTGATTCCTCGCTAATGAATGGATCGGTATTGGTAAATCCATGCTCAGGGTGGTACATTCTCATTTTGCACCTCAGAAAATCCCCCAATTAAGGGGGCTGGTTGATTACACCGCTGGAGTTACAATAGTTCCTGAGCCGATTGTAACGCCCTCAATCTGCCACACCGTAGCTGACAGCGCCTTGAAACGAAGGGTTGTGCCAACAATCCCGCCAGAGGTCGTTCCGTTCATCGTGATGCCAACGTGAGAAGTTCCGTTAAACGCAAACCCAGCAGGAGTAGCAGTTGCGATAGTAACCCCAACGATTGCGCCCACAATAAACACCGTGGCAGCGTTTGTTTGAACCGTAGCAGCAGAAGCAGTAACGGTTGAAACAAAGTCAAACACCATACCTGCTACAGGTGCAGGAAGGGTATAGACAACAGCAGCAGCATCAAGCAAACAGGTAGCACCTGCTTCTTTAGCTGTCAGTGTACGAGTAGCCACCGCGTCACCAATGATCTGAACCGCTTTTGCACGGTGCATGGAAAGGCCAGCCGTACCAGCACCGCCACCGCTTACTTGTTCGTAATTCTGAAGTGTATTTGAAGCCATGTGATTCTCCTTAAATTAAGTTAAGAAGGGGGTTTCCCCCCGACTTCAATGTTAGCTAGCTGCGCCGATAATGCGACTTGCCCAAGCTGGGCGAAGTGCAGCAATACCATATAGGCAGTCGATACGCATGAGCATGCGATCATTAACTATATCGGATTTTTGCCATACGCGAAGACTCAAGCCATCTTGAGTACGACGCGCACATTCAACGCTGTCCCCCATCAAAGGCAAGTCAGCCGTAACGAACTGGAACGCCTCTTTGTGGTACATCAAGTTTTGAACGTAAGTTGTAGATGCAGCCCCCACAAAAGTGGGTATCAACGCCGTGCTATTAAATGTTGCAGGAGTTAACTTAGAACCATCAGACGCGCATACGTTTTGACGTGGACCAGTGAGATAGATAGCCGGGGAAACTGTCTGTGCAGTAGTTGATGGTGTTGTAATAACAAATTGCTGCAATGTTCCCATAGACGCTTTAGTTTCGGGGTGGCACATATATACACCAGCAGTGCCGCCAGCGTTGTTGATCGTAAATACCGAACCTGTAGCAGGTGCAGCCGACAATGATGCCATAGTGATGTTAGTACCACCGTCAGTTACCGCAGCGGCAGCGGCTAAAGTACAAACAATGTCAGATCCGTTAGTCAGTGACCATGCTCGGTCATTTTCGTACCAGTCAGCCATCGCTGTGCGTCCGATCATACCTTCGCGGTATTGCTCTTTAATCTGACTGGAATCCTGGAACAAGCCCTTCAAACCGTTCACCAAACCGCCCATAGTTACAGAGTCAGCCTGGATGAAACGATTACCGTCTTTTGGTGCAAGGCCTTGGTTTAGCTTTGCGCGAGCTTGTCCAACAGCAACTAAATCAGTCAATGCAGTACCAGCAGTGCCGGCCACGTTGTAGGTTGCCTTTGTACAGTATGCCAGTGCATCAGACTCGATACCAGACACCAGCACAGAC